AAAATGTTTTTAGAGTGCGCTCCCATCGTTAGCAGTTGTTGCAGTAGGGGTCGTAGCCATACGGCCAAGGTCTATCCAAGCCAGCACCACGGCGCAGGGTGCGAGCATCCAAGGCCATGCCGGTATTGTAGTTCGTGCCGTTGGGGTAAATCGTGTCAATCGCCGATGGCGGTGAGTTGAACAGCGGGTAATCGGTGCGGTTCTCCATGAGGTATCGGGTAATGCGTTCGGAATACCAATCCGCATCGTTCTTCACTTTATCGGTGAGGCGGGTAATCTCGTCCATGCTCATCTGCGTAGATTCCTCGCTGTTACGCCGAACCATGCCCTTGTTCATGTACTTAAACGCCAGCACCATCGGGAGTTCGTAGTATAGACATTGCACCATCGCAGGCTGAATGTAGTCCTCCAATAGCGTGTTGTTCAGCGCAGTTGTTGTACCGCTAACCACTTGGGTCACAAGTTCGCTGTACAAGGCAGAGCCAACAATCGGCTGAATTCGCATCTCCTGCACCTTGACAATGGTAGGCCGTATCTGCGTAAAGCTGACGTTCTCGTTGATTACCGAATTGTCGAGCAGCGTTTGCTCGCTTATAAATAATGCCTTCATGCTGCGCTGATTTTATTGCCTTTGCGGATGACGATTTGCTGCTCCCACACGTGGCGGCATTGCGGGCGATTTACGCCATTTTTCATGTGATACCAACCGCCTCTGCGATTCCATACGGAGTACCCCATGATTGATGAAATGCCGTCAATATCCTGCCGAGTGTAAACCTTGCCTTGGTCAGCGAGGTCAAGCATCACCTTGCAGAACTCACGGCTGGTGCTTTTGTTCGCATTGCTGAACCCGGCGGCCCAAGCGTATTTGTAACGTACCTCAAGCACAGGCTCATCGGTTGGCTTTGCATTTTCCTTGGCAATCGTGTCCACGGTTCTTGCAATAGGGTAACGGTCTTTGTTCATTAGGTAGGCAACCCGCTTGCGGATTTTGTCTTTGCTGACCCCGAACTCCTTGGCCATCTCTTCCACGCTGGCATCCTTGTTTTTCTTGCGGTAGGCCACAATCTTGTCATCCAATTCCTTCTCCTCCTCACCCAACTCCGCAAACGCTTGACGCACTTGCGTGTCCAAGTCGGAATCAAATCGGATTGGCCGTGAGTTTATGACAACATACTCATCGGCATTGCTGCCAAACTTGCTGGCGACAATTTCTAACAATTCATAATCTTCTTCATCATCATCCTCCAAGTCACTTTCATCGTCTTCTTCACCCCACCAAGGTTCGGTGAAATTGCTAAACTTTTGCTCCTGCACTCCAAGCAGGGTATTGACTTCCTCGGCACTCAATCCAAATCCCGCTGCAAGCATAGTGCGAGCCATGTCAAGCGTGATTTTGTCCTGTGCGTAGTGCCTAACGATTCGCATGAGGTTTTGGTATTCCCTACCTGATAGCTTTTTGATGTTGTCGTTGCTAAGTTGTGCAGGTGCTTGCGGCACTTCATCGGGTTGCGGATTTGAGCCAACCACGTCAGCGGGTTGCTTCTCCAATGGAGGCAACCCTGCCTTCTCCCGCAGTTCTTCGGGTGTCATAATAGTAAGCAATGCCTGCTCACTCAATCGCTCCGTAATCGGTTCAACAGGAATCAATTCCATTCCCTCCACGCCGTTAAAGCTGCCAAGGTAGTTTATCATTCGCTCAACCTTCCGCACTCGGTCGTTGATGTAGGTGGCCTTGAATAACTCGTAAGCCTCCACCAGTTCCTGCCTGCCACCAAGTTGGCCCTCGGTCTTGACGCCAAAAAGCATGGGGTTCACGACCCGGTGGCTGATGAAGATTTCTTGTTGAATCGCCTTGTTGAGAATCTCAAACTGCTTGTCCATGTCGCTTGGCGTAAGCGGTTCAAGCGTAGGGGCTTTGCTTACGTCATCGTTAAACGTGACCACAAATCGGCCAGCGTTATCCGTGCCGCTAAACTTGCGCTTAATTTGCCGCTCAATGTCGCCCTGTTCTTCGGGCGTAGGAATGCCGTTGTTAAAGTTTATGAGATAGCCGCCCCAAAAGTTATTGCGGAGGTTGTTGTTGTGGAAGTTGGCCACCTGCACGTCAGCTTCTATCCAAGCCAACCCTCCCATGTATTCAGGCAGGGGATAGGACTTCACGCCAGCGGCATAGACACGATAATAGAACAACTGCTTGCCGATGCGATTGTCAGGGTCAAAAGCAGGGATTTTTTCAACATCGCCAACCTTGGGGAATAGCTGAATCATGTCATCGTTGTACCATTGGGCAACTTGGAACATCCGCTCTTCTTTGTCGACTCGAATTTTCTCGAATGGCACGTGTTCCATCTTTGCAATCGTTCCCATTTTGTTCCAATGCACGCACACGGCAAAGCCGTTAAATATCTCCAAGTCAAGGACGAGTTTTTCGGTGATGTCGTTCAGGTCATCATGCTCGCTTAACCCGTCAAAGAACTTGGCATATCTTGCCTGCTGCTCCACGGTCATCTTGTCGCCGGGTTGCCATCCTCCGCCTACGATGTAATTGACCTTGCCGTTGACGATTGCGTTGTGCTTGCTGCTTCTGCGATAGTTGTCAAGAAGATAATATGGGTACTCGTTGAACGCACCATAGGTGATGTACTTGCCTGCTTTGTTTTCTAGCATTACAGGCACTTTGTGTTCAATACCCAACCATTGGGTGAACGATTGTTTTACGCTCATAGGGTCTTGTAAGTTATGGTATTCTGATAGGTATTGATGTCAGTCGTGGCTATTTGTACAAATGCCAAACCCGTTTCAACCACCGCAAGGGCTGCACCAACCGTGGTATTGGTATCGTAAACTTCGTAGTTATACGAGCCTTTTTCAATAGCTCCCACGGCAATTTGAAATTTGTCATAGCGGTCAGTGTATGAGGATAGGTTTGCGGACTTTAGAATCGTAAAATCGGTGTCCATATTTTTGGCGATGCTTGTCAGCCGCAGGATGTACTTGCTGCCGCTGCTGGCTCGTTGTGTCCAAGTCACGACAATGGTATTGGTACTGCTGGCGGTAAGGTAAATCATTATACTGCTAAATGTAGCAACCTTCAAAATTTCACAATTTTCGCCCGATGGCTCGGTATAACTCTGCCCTGCGCTCTGCGGTTTTGGCAATGTCAAACCTCTCACGCACGTCCTTGCTTAACTGCACGGCCAAGGAGCGGGCATAGTCAGGTTCGTTTACAAACCTTCGCACAGCCTTGTACCACGCATCTTTCTTGCCGTAGGGGATGAGCAGACCGTTGTGGCCGTGGACAAGAATATCGGTATAGGGGATGGTTTCGGATGCGATGATAGCCTTGCCCATCCACCCCGCCTCGACCACCTTCAACTCGGATTTAAGTTTGTTGAACTTGGTATCTCGAAGCGGTGCGATGGTGGCGTTGATAAAATTATACCCGCCAACGTAGGAGTAGATGTCAGCCGCTTGGATTCTGCCGTAGTTCGCATTCTTGCCATTGCAGGACAGCATCCGCTCATAGTCCTCATAGACCGGATTGTTGTCGTTCCAACCGCCAAGATAAACCTTGTACTTGCCATCCAGCGAGTGGTCATGGGCCAGCAGCCCAAACGAATGCTCCACCAATGCAATATCCTCTTGATGCTGCGCACCGCCAAACCAGCCGATTTTGAACAGGTGCGGGTCAGGTTCCTCGCTTGGGTTGGCCTTGTACTGCTGATAAGCCTCGTATGGTTCGTTGGGCAGAATGGTAACGTTTTTGTTCAGCACCCTGATTCGCTGGGCAAGGTGTTCGGTGGTCGTAGTTACATGGTCAGCAAGTCGGATATGCTCTCGAATCTGCTCATCCAACTTGGTGGACAAGTAATGCCGGTACATGATATGCCCCGATTCCAAAACCCAATAATCATCAAGGTCAAGGATTACCTTCGCTCCAAAGGCCGTGAGAGCCTTGTAAACGCCACGAATTTGGTCAAGCGTACCTTGACACCAAATGCGATTGAATAGCCACACGTCAATCGTCTGCAAATCCTCGT